ATCTTCAAGTGCCAACTCTTCTAAAATTTCGTCCGTGCCACAAGTGCAAGGGCCATCTTCCATCACGGCGCAATCGTCCATATGTCTTTTAATCACGATAACCTCCTCCAGCCGCCTTGTACTTCTTAGCCACAAGCTGCGCCTTACGGGCTGACCATTGGCCTGCGCCCGTGCCATGAGTTGCCGCTGCCTTGACCTGCGACACAATCTTCTTGCGCAAGCTGGGCTTGGTATAGTTTCCAGCAGCGTTGACCTTCCCTCCCTCAGCGTACTGAGTGAAGTCAGTGTCATCACGCCTAGCCTTCCGCACCCCCTTGGGCATTTTGGAAGGATTTATTGATCCCATACCACGGCTTGCTCTCATTTTTTAGCACCTTTAACTTTTTTGGCTAAAAACAATTTATCAACCATCTTTACCCGTTGAGGCTTGGTTGTAACTTTGTTGATAATACTTAACCGTTTGGCCGTATCTTTACCTGGGTCGTAAAACCCAGCTTTTTTTAAAGATTTGGCTACTCCGGCTTCAGTTTTTGAGGTTGCCATGGCATCAGCAGGCTTTGCCGCCTTTTGCAAGCATCTTGCCTTTGGTCTTGCCTTTTTGAGCAATGCCATCAGCGCGAGAAGAAGCAGAACCGCCCTTGGCATAAGACATACCGCCACCCATCATTTTCTTTGCCATGCCGCCATGTTTCATTTTGCCCACGCCGTCAGCAGCAAAAGCTGGAACTTTTTTTCCGTCTTTCATGGTCATGGGCATACCGCCGCCAGCCATCTTTTTCATGCCCATCATCTCAGCCTTTTCATGCTTGATCATAGATTTAGGAGCGCCCTTGGCTTTCATAAAGCCAATTTCTTTTTTAACCATCGCTTTAGCTTCTTTCATGTCACCACCTCGTGAAAATGTTTTGCCTTTATCGGCTTTTGCAAACTCTTTTCCCACGGATTGTGGGACTCCTGCTTTCTTGGCGAACGATGGATTGTGGGCCACCGCCTCCATGAATCTGTGCTGTTTGGCGCTATGAGAGGGCACTTCGCTGATCCTTTATAAACAGGTCAAGTTTATTCTCAAACCTATCCAATCTATCCATTATCCGATCAATGTCTGTATGCAAGTCTACCTTGGTAACGTATTCTTTTGGCATTTCTTCTCGGGTTTTATTGATCAGAATCTGAAGGCGTTTGATCTCATCGGACTTCTCTTTCAGATTCCAACCAAGTAACCCCAGAAAGGCCGTCAAAATAGCATTCCAGATAGCCATTTCCATCAGACAAACCTACCCTTGGTTTTGCCTTTTTGAGCAATGCCATCGGCGCGAGAGGAAGCTTTGGAAACTTTTCCACCTTTTTTGTATTCAACACCGCGAGACTCGCGGCGAACTTGATCGGCCATTTCACGATCAGCGGCATCCTGCTTTTCAGATGAGGCTTGGTATTTATCATACGCACCACGCATCTTTTTTGCACCTCGTCCGCCTTCAAGCGGATCAGCGACCAAAAGACCCAATCCACCTGGAATAGCGGCAAGCGCGGTTTGTTTTGCAACTTGCCCCGCACCACTCACGCCTTTTTTAAGTGCATCCATTTTTTCGGATTTAATCTTGCTTTCAAATCCTTCGGGGCGAATGCTGTCGTAGCGACCAGGAGACCGATGCCTAGCAGCAAGCCGCTTCAACTCCCTTGAAAAAGTTGTATCAGGATCTGGCATGGCTTTGTCGTAAGCAGCAGCAGCCATTTTTGCCGCTTTTTCTTCGGCAACATCTTCGGGGGTCATGTATCCACCTGGGGCATATTTCTTCATGATTAGCACATCTTTCCGCGAGTCTTACCCCGCTGAGCAATACCATCTGCACGACTAGAAGCCTTGGAAACGTTTCCACCTTTGGCGTATGCGTCAGGGTTTGATTTCTTGCCCCTCTCACGGATAGAGCTAAATAAACCAGAAATCCCACGCCCAATCGCCCCACCAATATCAGGCCTGCTAGATTCGGACTTCTTGTGTATCTTGCCATCAAACCCCTTATACGTCCCTGAGGATTTAGACGGCTCTTCTGCCTTGGAAGTAGATTTTCCAACCCCACGATTGGACTCCCGCTTCATCTCAGCAGCAGCTTCATCCATCTTTGCAGCGTTTGCTTTGGTTGGGGAATTATCTTCAGCCTTTTGCGTCTTGGCAGGTGCCGAAGCTGGTCTAGGTGCAGGTTTAGATGCAGGTTTAGATGCAGTGGGTTTACTGCCCCCTGTCGAGCCCGTTTTTTCATTAAACACAGTAATTTCTGATTTTGGTATTGGCTTTGGTGAATCAGAATCTACTTCAGCCATTCCCATAGCTCTGTCGTGGTCGTAAGCGTCCCTAGCTTCTTTCATCCCAGAATTACTGTCCTCGCTTGTGACGTACCCGTCAGTAGAGAAACGTTTTGTTTTTTTCATAACCACTCCTTGATAGGTTCTAACAATTCCAAGCGTGCAATGCTTTATTTATCCGACTGTTTGGATCTTTGGCCGTCTTCTCGGATGTGAGTTTCTTTTTCATCCCAGTCATCCTTGCACAGAAAGAGTCTCGCCTGCTGCCGCCCTCTGGTTGAGGGGGCTTCAGATTCATCCCTTGTTTTTTCGCAGAGGCCCGACCCTTGGCGTTTAGACCGCCACTCGGGTTCTTGCCTTCTTTGCGAGTCCATGCTGGGCTAGCCATTTGCTACTTTCAAGTGCAGTTTTGCGTGTTCTTTGAGCAGCGGCTGTAAAGCATCTTGTTCAAAGTTGCGAGTGAATTCTTGTGTGCCAATGTGTGGCAGGCTGATCATTGGATCCAGATAGATCTTGAATCCATGCTCCCTGGCCCTGCGACAGAACAGGTAATCCTCACCAATGTATTCACCATCGATGATGGCAAAGTCAAAGACGGCATACTCATCTGAGCCGTCACCATCGCCTTTGTACTTCCACTCAGGATGCGCTGCGATCATTGATTCAATCACATGGCGGCGGATCAGCATAAAGCCTGTCGCTACGCTCTCCACGCGCATTAGGCCGTTCTCATCAAACTCTAACTGGTTGTGTTCATCCAGGTAAAAGTCTAAAAAGAATTTGGCATCTGCTGCTCTGCGGGGATACGTCCCGGCCACAACATCTCTGTCTGTAGACAAAGCTAGCAGCCGTGTTACAGCTTCCACATTGATGACCACATCAGCATCCACAAACAGCAGATCAGTACAGTCTGAATCCATAAAGTTGGATACCAGCTTGTTCCGTGCCTTAGTGATGATTGAGCATCCAGACAGATGTACCAAATGAATGACAACACCCATCTTGTCCAACTTGGGGACGAGTTGCGCTATGGCAAAACAGGTCTTGATGTTGACCTTGCCGTCATAGCAGGGGATCGCAATCATAAGCTTGCGCCCCACCAAGTTGAAGCTCTTATCAGCCATAGAACACCGTAACACCGTTTTGGTTTGTTCCTGCGGTTCCCAGTTGGCAATAAATACCTGTATTAACTTTTATACCTTCACCAGGCATCAAAATGCTTGAGGTAGCTGCCTGACCAGAGGTGGTTGTTGCCGCTGTATCCAGGGAGAATATCCAACGCCCACCAGCTGCAGTTTGCGTTCCACCTGTACCAGAGGTAATGGTTCCTGAGTTAATGTCAGTCACCGTGTAGGTGCTAGAAGTTAAAACAGTAACGACATAGTTGCCGTTTGTTCCATACCCGCCCGTGCCAGAGGCAAAAGCTAGTCCAATAACATCACCGGTAACTAAACCGTGCGATGCTAAAGTGACTGTTATAACTGCCGCTGTGCGAGTGTAAGAAGTGATGGCCGTAGGGGTTGTAACCGTATCCCAGATGTTAATTGTCCCAGCAGAAGTTCCGCTGGTATAAATAAGACCTTTAAGACGGTTTTGTCCACTGACCGCTATGCCACTTACGTTTAAGTGGGCGGCTTTTACGTCTGTTTGCATTCCCATAATCAATCTCCTAAAAAACGGGGGCCGAAGCCCCCTGGATCAATTAAGCGGATGCTGGAAACTGCAAACCGTTAGAGTCGGCAACCGTGTAAACGATGGTGTACTGCACAGTACCAGCGGTCACTGCGGCCACAGTGGGAGTCATTGTGGCAATCACTTTAACGTCCGTTGCGCCAATACCGATCCCGTTGGGGGATGCAGTAGAAGCTGCACCACACCATGCGCCTAATTTGGCGGCTGCGTTGCTGATAGCCGCACGGCCAGCAGAAGTCACATCTGTAGCGGCCCAGTACAAAGCGGCGGTAGTGCCATCTCCAATGCTGACGTTGGCGGCAGTAGAGCCGGTGAACGCAACAGTGGTGTCGATGTTAATTTCAAGGATTTGAGCGCCAGCAGGCAGCACACAAATGGTGTCGGTAGTAGCCGAAGCAGCCTGACCGGTGTAGTTCTTTTTAAAGGTTTGAGAAACAACGGTTGCGCCGCAGTTTTCAATAGTACCGACAGTGGTGCCGGTGGTGTTACGAACAGTGCCCAACAGCCAGGGGCCAAGGTGAGTAGCGAAACCCATAATCAATTCTCCATGCGTTAAAGCGTATCAATCTTGCATGACAGTCAGCCGGGACTGTTTGATACGCCGGGATTCCCGGTTTGGAAGCAATATATCATGCTTTTTAATGGTGTGCAACAAATAAAAAGGGCTCCCGAAGGAGCCCTAGTGGCAGGCCAGTCACCTCTACCGTACTGGGATTTATCAGGACGAACCAGGGGATCCGAAGATGCCCAAGGGGTCAGACACGCCGAAGCTGTAACGCTCACGGGCCTTATATCGAACGTTACCAGTGTCGAAGTCACCGTCCATGCTGTTTTGCAGCGGGGTACGAATGAAGTGCTTCAGACCGTTAGGTACGTCAGTCATCAGGAACCAAGCGTTGGTGTCGGTCAGATAGTGGTTAACGCAGTAACCTTCTGGAATCGAACCATTGTTCTTCAATGCGTTGACATCGTTGTCAGTGGTGCCGACACGGAGTTCGGTTTCCAACAGACGAGTAGCAACGAACATCAAAGAAGGAGGAACGACCAACTTCTTGGGCTTGGCTGCGATCAACAAACCACGCTCATCCGTCCAGCCTGCGATTTGAATGACGGCATTCTCAAGAGAAGTCTCATTCAAGTCAGCGCCAGTGGAGGGGCGATTGCTGTTAACGCCACCAGAGATCAAGGGGTGAGAGGTGCTACACAAGGTAACGCCGTCACCGTAGGTCACTGCTGTGGCGAACGCATTGTTCAACACAAAAGCGGCCTTGACCTGCTTGGTGTAAGCCATACCACGGGCCAGAGCTTTGGTGTAGCGGCTGGACAACGAGTCATACAAGTTGTCTTCCACTGCTTCTTCCGTGATGGAGAAGCCCATAGCGATGGTTTCGTGGTTGTAACGAGCCGTCCATGCTTCCTGTGCATTGTCATAAGCGATGGCAGAGCCTTCGTTCTTGACAGGTGCAGCAGAGAAACCAGACAGTTTCGTTTCTTCTTCAAAGCTACGCTCCGAGGTTTCGGTTTCGTAGATCTCTTTATGCTCTTCGCCGTATTTAGCGTACTCCAAACCAAACAAAGCGTTTAGGCCAGGAAGCAGTTCCTTGAGCAGTTGTGCGCGTGAGATTGCCATTTCTTACTCCTTAAACACCAGTGGTGTTGTTATATTGGTGAGTGTTGATTTTCACCAACAATTCGGTGTAAGTGTCAGCTGCGGTAGCAGTCTCAGGCACGACATCGATCACACGGATTGGGATAGTGGCGGTAGTGCCCGCACCGGTCAAGGTCACAGCGAAAGCAGAGTTACCAGTGGTAGTGCTTCCAGCGTTGAGAACCAGGGCCAAGTTAGTGCCAACAACGGTACGACCTGCGGAACTCATGGTAGTGCCAGAAGACACAACAGCCACTTTGAAAAGTGCTTGCTGGTCATCAATCACATACGCATAAGCGGGGTTGGCCGAGGTGCTGATGGAAGCAGGCAAATACTGACCTTCAACGGTTTGACCGCTGGAGTTCACATATGAACCGCCGACACACACGCCAACGATAGAGCCAGAGTTAGTGGCGGTTGAGAGAATCAGATAGCCGGTGCTGTCAATTTGAACCGTATCTCCAAAGAAGATGGCGGTGGCAAAAGAAGCGGCAACGGGAATCTGTCGGAAAGCACCAGCGTAAGGCTTGCCATCAATTGAATTGATAGGCTTTAGGCCGTAGGGTGCTGAGACAGTGGGGTAAGCCATGTTTTAAGCTCCAAAAAAGTTAAAGACCTTTACCAAAAACGACCTTGGTGCTACGTTCTTTGAACATAGGCATCCGAGGATCACTTTCTCGCATGTAGGTGTTATCTACCGAGGCCATCTGTGCATCTGCTTGATTGGCAAAATACGCATCACGGTCTATAGTAAATTCCACTGGGGTTTTGCAAAGCAACAATCCACCGATCTCAATACTGTCTGGGAAGCGGTTAGCTTGTCCGCTCATCAAACGAATTTCGGGGTGTTCTGACGCTTTTACCGGCTCCCATCCTTCACGGAGTTTCGAGGAAATATTCAGGGCATCTGAAGTACCAAGTGTGCTTAAGCGGATCCAACGGAACGCATACCCGTCCTCTGGATGAGGATCAGGTAGAAGTTGGGGAGGCGCCCATTTACGGGGACGCTCTGCTTCTGCACGGCTTTCGGTTTCCCGCTTAGCGCGAGTTTGTACTGCATCTGTCATTTTTAAGTCCTCATTTGTTCCGCAACCTTACGCGCATAGAGTTCCAAAGGAACGCCTAGACGTTTGGCGATATTTACTTGGGTTTGAGTTAGCACGACCTTTTTAGGGGAAGAGCTTCTCGTTGCTGGCGCAACCACATTCGATTTGGTTCGCCGTTCTTCCTTTTCAGGCTTCTCAGCGGGCTCCTCAGACTCGAAGGCATCTGGGAACACTTGGCGCATACGACTGTTTACTTTGTCGTAGTAATCATCTGAAGTCGGATCTACTCCATTTTTGACTAGCTTGTTGTGGAGTACAAGCGCAAAGCCAGTCATCTCATCGTCCGACCCAAACCAAAGGTTCGTTTCTCTCCACTTTTCCGCTTTGGGATCCGTGGGAGTCGAACTTTGCGGTATTGTTACCGAAGTTTCTTCTTCTTGTAAAGAGGCAGGCTTGAAATTGTTCACCCGGTCAAGTTTTATCTTGGTGGATGTCAAATTCTCCTGCGCGTCTACCAAGGCTTCAGAATCCCCAGCTTCATAGGCTTCTTTGTACTTGCGGCGGGCGTCTTCCATCTCGGCAGCAACAGACTTTTTGGCCTGTTCCAGCAGAGCATTCTGCCCCTGATTGAGAGATCCTTTGAGCTTTTTGTTCTCTTCAACGATGGTTTGAGCCACCCGAATAGCCTCTTCTCTCTCCTTCAAAGCCTGTTCGGTACGCCGTTTTTCCTCGTGGTAGCCCTTTTGTAGGTGCTGAATACGCCGTCTGACCTTCTCGCCGTACTGCGAAAGCTCCTCTTCATCAGCATCTTTAGGAGGTTCCTCCATCCTTTTGCTGTTTTTGGGCGTGTCATCGACAATTTCTACCTCGGATCCATCCTCGGCTTCAATTTCAATGTTAATTTCCTGCTCTTCATCACCCTTTTTGGCCTTTTTATCCATCTCATCAGGGAATTTGTACTCAGTTTTTTCCATTTTTGCTCCTTATACCCGTGTTACGCCACGGGGATCTTGCACAACAGCTTCAACAGAGTCATCATTGATGATTCGGAACTCTTTTCCGTGGATTTTCATGCGAGTACCAGTGTTGGGTCTAACCAACACAAAGTCTCCCACCTTACAAGAAGGCCCAGAAGGGAACCTTTTCTCGTCTTTGAAGGCATCTGGCCCCATTTTTACGACAAAAAGCACTGGTGACAGTAACTCTTCATAGTGCATGGTAGTGTTTGCCTTCACCAAACCGCTGTCATACTCCTCATCAATGTCCGGCAGGACACATAACAAGTGGTACGTAGCTGGATCTGGCACCTGTTTTGCCTTTTCATCCGCCGAAGCATTCAAAATGCCCGACAAATCTACGGCTTGAACATCAAACTCAGTCATCTTCATCATCCTTTAGTTTCCGCACAAGGTCATTGATTTCCATCTGTGCGGTTTGCAGACCTCGGATTGCTCCGCACAACTCTTTGTAATGGGCATAGTCTTTAGCTACGCCATCACTCAGCACTCCTAGATGTTGATTAATGTGTTCTTGAATCTTTCTGTTCAAAACATCTGCCAGTTTTACATCCATTACTCTTTACCCTTCATTGATTCCAATTGCCGAATAGTCATGTCTGACTGAATGCGTGCTTTGGTTTGTAGCTCCTGGGATTGGATACGTTTCATCTCTTTTGCGATGTCGCCATCGATTCGCTCTTTCTCAAGCTGCAACTTCTGCATTGCAATCTGGGAATCAATCTGATCCTTCTGCGTCTTGCGTTGCACATCTGCCTTCTTGATCTCCAACTCAGTTTGCTGAATCTGTACCAGAGGATCTTTTGCGGCTTGCTCAGCTTGCTGCTGCTGACCTTTAGCTTGGTTTGCTTGCATAAGCTGTTGAGAGCCTTGAGCCACCAAGCGAGACAACTGCACTTCAACATCTTCTGGCAAATCAGCATCTGGGTTAGGCAGTGGAACACCGACTTGCTCTTCAACATCCTTGCGATATTTGAAGGCCAAGTGTTCTGCGATGTGAGCCATGATTGCAGCTTGCATCTGCTGGGCCATTGGGTTTTGACCAATAGTTGCCGCAATCATTGGGTCTTGCATAAACGATTGGTGCGCCATGATGTGGGCATCTTGGTCTTGGTAGATAAACGCCTTTGTCGGTTCGCCTCGCAAGAAAGCCATGTTCTCGCTGATCGGATCCCGTGGTTTCTGATCGTCCTTTGTGGGAACTAGCTTATCTGCATTCTTAACCCCTAACACTTCAATCATCTGACGATGCAACTGAGGCAAGTTGTAGATCTGCGGAGCCTGCTGCGACAACTGAATGATCGCCTGATACTGCATGATCCGCTGGGCCATCGTTGCAGAATTAGGGTCTGACACTGGAATTACTTCCACCATGTCATAGTCTTCTTGCTTGGCTTTACGGTTCCCGCTCTCAGGGTCGTACTCATACTCTTTGGGAGCATGGTCACGAATGATGCTCTTCAGGATTTTAAATTCCTGCTTCATTGAGAAATGCACACGGGCCTGCACAGCAGACATCGTTTTTAACTGTCTCTCAAGCAAAGCCAGCGTAGTACCCACGGGAGCATTTGCACTCATATCACTGACCTTCATGTCAGCAATAGATCCCAATCTCCGACCTTCATCAGTGATTCGCTCTAACAAACCAGCCAATACTTGACTCGGTTCCTTATAAGGCAAAGCCATGATGTTGTCTTTGATCGACCCGCTGGGAACATCCACATCTCTAAACTCGCCAGGAGAGATCGGTGTATCGTCACCCTTCACTCGCAAACCACGCGACTTCAACCCACCGGGTAGATTACTTAACGTACCGGCATCGATCAACTGACGAATCAGCGATGTGCCAGCCCGCGCATATCCACCGATCAAGTGTATGTAGCCAAATCCATAAGCACCAAAACCAGGAACATAGTCATACTGCACCATATGCTGACGCTTCAAGCGCATCACATCTTCTTCATCGTAGTTGCGATAGATCGACAAAACCTTACCCGTTCCGGCATCTATCGATACGATGTAAGGTAAAGCAATTTCATCCTCATCTTCATACCCAGGCATTTCGTAATCGATCTGCACTTCATAGACCTGATACCGATCATCGTCAGTCAAAGAGTAGCCCTGCTCCTCGGCCTTCTTCTTCTCTACATCAGTATGAATAGCAACCGGTTCACCCAGATCCACATCTCTATAAAAACCAGCCGCTTGTAATTTGCGTATATCGTTCTTTGTCTTACGCATAACGTGAGTCACACGCTCAGCCGTTCTAGCTCCACTAGACCCATAGGGGATGATCACATCTTCAGCGGGTATATATATAGAGGTCTGTCTTCCCAGGGCGGGATCAAAATATACTTTCTTAAAAGCTGAGCCAGATAGCCCTAAGTTAAACAGCATTCTTTCATGCTCAGGCCGGTACTCAGGCATGGCCTCAGTCAACTGATAATTCATATCAGTGCGCACGCGCTCGGCAGCATCTTCTTTGAGCTTACTGATAGCACCGATAATTTCTGTCTTAACCGGCCCCTGCGCTGGAAACGTTTCAATGATTGTTTCACTCTGGAACCGCACAGCCGCTTCAGTCAGAATCGTAGAGAAAACACCACACGCCCCGTTCCACGGTTCTGTTCTCTCCTCATACTTCATCCCTAAAACTTCTAAGCCCTTGACAAGCATCTCCACCCAATCTTTACGGGAGTTAATGTCTGCCTCGACCAAATCTACAATGTCTGCCCCAACTTGTTCTAACTCGCCTTCGTCCATAAACTCGGCCAAGTTAGAGTCAAACTCTTCACCCTCTTTTTCCTCGCGTTCGGGTTCTAGAGAAATTTCAATCCCGTCAATACCAATCATCACGGGGCTTTCAATTTCAATCTCCATGTCGGGCATATCTAATGCCTCAAGACCCTGGGGAGCAGCATAGAGTGATTTTGCAATGTCCATTTAAACCTCAATAGTAAGCGTGTTTTCTGCGAAAGCTTTTAAGCTCTTCCCGTTCATCGGAAGCCAGCCTTAAAAACCCACCTTGGCGGAACCTGATTAATGCTTGAGTAGAAGAGTCCACCAAGTCATCATTGGGCGCATTTGGAAACGCCGCCATCTCTTCAATCAATTCATCAGCCCATCTTGTCTCAGGTGCCCACACTTTACCCGAACTAAATAAATCAGCAACTGAATTAATCCTTACAAACTTATCGTTACCTCTACTGGGAGTGTATTCACTGACCACAATTCCCATCTGTCTCAATTCAAATATCAACGGGCTACCCGCTGCTTTCGCTTCAATCACAAACGCATCTGGCTCCCAGTACGTGTAATTCTGATGGGCCTTTTCCTTCAACTCAGGAAACTCCATCCGCTTCTTAAACGCATCCAGCAAAATAATGTTTGCATCGTCAGAATTCTCATTCAAATAAAACACACCCCAAGTCGTACACGCCGAATAGTCACTTCGCTCATTCTTCGTAAACGCCGTGTCCCAACTCTGAATAATGAACTGACAAACAGGCGGATCCTCTTTTGTCCATCTCTTCCACCACTCCCGTTTAACAATTGCACCCTCTTCCCCCGTTGGGTTCTGCTGGTACTGTGCATTCCACTTAGCAGGTGGAAGCTCCTCCCTTAGAGCAGCTAGCTCTTCAAAACTCCAGAACTCAGGCCACAGAGGTTTTCCTGACGGCATGATAGCAGGCAACTCAATGATCTCCCACTCCTCACCTTTATCTCTACCTGCTGCATCCTTAATGACTCTACCAGTTAGATCCCTATCCCCCCAGCGGGTCATGACTATTACAATAGATCCCCCCGGCTGTAAACGTTGCCGAGGGCCAGAGGTGTACCACTCATATACCTTATCGTAAACACTGGGATCACCAGCAGCTATAGCAGCTTCTTGCTCCGAGTGCGGATCATCAATAATTAATAAATCCGCTCCTTTACCCGTTACCGTTCCCCCAACACCAATAGCAAAATACTCACCTCCTCCATTGGTGGCCCACCTACCTGCTGCTTTACTGTCCTGTCTCAATGCTACGTTCGGAAACACTTTTGCATACTGCTCCGATCCAACGAGGTTCCTGACCTTACGTCCAAACCCAACAGCTAAGTCCGCCGTGTTAGAACACTGGATCACCTTCTTATGAGGGAACTTCCCCAAGAACCAGCTTGGTAACAGATACGAGGCAAACTCAGACTTCGTATGCCGAGGCGGCATATTAATAATAGCCCGCTTAATTTTCCCATTCGCTATATCTTCAAACTTCTTAGCCATCAAAGCATGATGTCTCCCACTCACAAATCCCGGCCACATCATCTTTACATAATTCATAAACCCCTCTTGAGCCTTTTCTCTCTCCACGGCCCCACGATACTCCATCACCTGAGCCATGAACTTCTCATACTCATGCGGTTCCAACTTATCAATCAACTGCTCAAGCTTCATATCTTCCTTGTAAGTTTCACGAAAGGTGGAAACGTTTCCACCTTACAACATCCTTACGTAAGTTTCGTGTAAAGTGGTAACGTTACCACCTTACAGTATTCTTACTCTAGGTTCCTGAAATTGATGTACACAGGTCTAACCGTCCTGCCTCTCTTATCAATCTTCTTCACGACACCAAGGTCTACTAACCTATCCACTAACCTTTTCGTATTCGCCAGACCCATCTTTCCACGGATAAACGCAATATCGCGCAACGTGGGTGCATAGTGGTACTTCTTCCACCACTCATCTATCACCAAAAAAACCTCGTTCTGCATAGGACTCATCTCTATCTCCATACATTCCTCAAACGTCATATCCCCAGGCCGAGGAATCATCCTTTTGTTAAAAATTTTTTTGGTACCCCCCACCCCTTTATTCAAACTTTTCATAGGGGGGGTCTTCCTGTGTGGGGGTTTCTATGTCAACGGCAAATTTTGGGGTTTGTTTGAGTGGAATAGTATGTTTGAGGACTTGGGACTCCGCATCGTCAGTTCGGGGGGTGCCCTCTGGGTGGGTGTCGGCTGGCAGCGTTTCCACAGTCTGCGGTTCGAGTTCCGCTAGCAAGCTGTCAGCATCGACCTCAATGGCATCGACTGCCGAGCCCTTCATCATTTCGCAGTTGTTCTAATAGTTGGGCCTTTGCCTGGGTGCTGCTGCTGGTATTGATTACTTCACGCCGCTCTAGGAAGGCGCCTACCTCTACAACTGTGCCAAGCACCTTAACTGCAGCAACCTTAACGCTGTCTTTTGTGTCAGGATTAATAGCTACATCTACCAGCGTTTTGATAACTAATTGTCTTAAAGCTTCAGGTGTTCTATGTTTAGCAGCTTCTAATGCCAACTTATATGCATCGACCTCCAAGGCTATGCGAGGGTCTGAGGCCATCTTATAAGGTTCAACTGTGAGTGTTGCCCTGGTAGCGTTTGCTTTATAGCTGCGCCGGTAAGCCTCAGCCTTAGTTGAACCCTTGGCCAATTCCCTGGCGAAATTCTTTTGTTTTGTTGTGAGCCCTTTGGAAACGTTTACACCAAGTATCTCTGACATTGGTATTGTGTCCAATCCTTCCTCTATTGCTTTCCTTGATAGCTTATGCATGGCTGGTTCGCTTCGCTTGGTTTCAATGGGCGCAGTATAGGAGAACAGATAGGGAAAATCAATCACCCCCGCTAATCCCATAAAAACAAATCATTAGACAAGGGTCAACCATCTCACGAGAATTGTCGTTATACCTGCGAGGTATATGGTTAATGTAACTGGTAGCAACAAACGAAAGGTAAATCATGAAAGCATACAAACACTTAGTGAAGCACGCAATCGCCCAGGGCGCAACTGTCAGCGTATGGGATGGGGGCGAATGGCAGGTTCGGCGCAGCACCGCATACAAGGCCATCATCGATGCCATTGAATCGGTGGAGGAAGCCGAGATAGTGATTCGTAACGCCCAGGGCGACAAACTGGGCTGGGCTTTGGTTTCGGCCTATGGCCTAGAAGATGATGAAACAGTCGTGGACAACACCATCACGCCGTTTATGGAAGCCTGGGACGATTCCTACAACCTCACCATCACATTGAAATAACAATCCACCCTCTAGCCTACTTTGTGGGCTATGGGGTGCATTGTTCACCACTTAACCAAAGGAACAACATGAAAGTCATCAAAATCGGTCATTCAGCGTACAAGGGCACCAATGCGCTGCGCTTTTGTTTCAGCAAAACGCAAGCCGTACGTGTTTTGTGTAATCGGGGCATGACCCGAGCCAAAGCCCGCCAAACAATTGAAAGCCTGTTTGCAGCGAAATGGTCTACTGTCAGAATCAATCACGAGCTTTGCGAACTGGCAGATATGACCGAAATCTTAAATTGTCCCACCCTGAGAAGTCATCACGGATATTTTTCGACTCCGACAGAATTCAAAGCTACCTGGAAAAACGCCCCCGAACTGTAAAAGGCAAACCATGACCAGACTAGAAAAAACAATCCAAACCCTAACCCTGGCGCAAGCCATTGAGTGGAAAAACTGCCCCGAAAAGTGGCTGCACATCGATGATTCGATTTTGGCACCCAATGACCTGCGAGCCAATGACCACACAGTCAACGCCGTGGAAGATAAATTTTTATTGCTGCTAACCGCCCACCAGGGCTAAACCTGTAAGCCTGGAGGAAAACCAAAATCCTCCAGGATTACAAACAACTCAAAGGAAAACCATGAACTCCAAAAAATTGACATTTCACGCCGACCCCAGCCACGGATGGTTAGAGGTTGATTTCGCAGACCTGGAAGCTTTGCACATCACCGCCAAGGTTAGCCGCTATAGCTACCACTCCGGCAGCCGTGCCTACCTGGAGGAGGATTGTGACGCAGGGCTATTTCTGGACGCAGCCAAGGGGCAGGGCTGGACTGTAAACATTACCGAAAAATACACCAATGGCGAAAGCTTTGTGTGCCGCTTGCCACGCTTTGAAGGGGCAGCAGAATGATTCTCATATCCAAAACCTACCAAGCATTCACACCCGAAAGCACAGAAGCCGGAGAGCCGGAAGACTTTGGCTTTGCATTCGAGGATGAGCCCTACACCTTCCGCGAACTTGTAGGGCTGATACAACGAGAGGGTTTTATTTATCCTAGCTGTTCGCCAGCTACAGGAAACCCGCGCGAATGGTTAGACACAGAACCCGAGCCCTACTATCAAACAGGCGAAGAAATTATTTATTCTTTGCACTATTCCCACAACAACAAAAGCCGCGCCGCCAAATACTGGACGGCAGCATTCAAAGCCGCCAACATCATCAAAGGATAATCATGAAAAACTATTTAATCATTCAAATAACAAACAGCGGGCAAGCATTTGACAATCCCACGGCAGAAACCGCCCGCATTTTGCGCCAGCTTGCCGATCAAATCGAAACCGGAAACCCGCCCGAAATATTGCGAGACATTAACGGCAACCGCTGCGGAGAAGTGTCGCATCACCCTGATTTTTTTGAAACCGAGGAATAAAACCATGCAAGCCATTCACACAAAATATATACCCGCAACCAATACCCGAGCCGCAAAAATCAAAGCTTACAACTACGACCACCCCAGGGGGGTTTATGTGTCGGACTGTTTCGACCTGGATCGAGATGTAGACAGACATTACAAAGCCGCTCAAGCTTTCATTATTTGCAAACTGCCATACGCCAAAGACATTAAATATATGTCTTATGGAGGTTCGGCAGATGGCAAGGGCTATTCTTTTTGCTTTACCTATAGCAGTGTGGAGGTTAAATAATGAACGAAGAACAGAAAACTATTTCGATTCTTTTCAAAGCTTTGCGGGAAATTGAGCAAACAGGCACCAATTACCCGCCACACTGGGAAAAATACACCGATCAACAAAAATTAGATTTTCCACCGCACAGAACAAAATCAGCACAGATCGCCCTAGATGCTTTAAACATGGTCACAAAGGAAAAAAACGCATGATTTACATACAACGCCGAGCCGCTCGCCAGCTTGAGACTGTCGATCAATTCGACACCATCAAGGAAGCCCGAGCCATGCTGATTGAATACCGCATAGCCGACCCCTCTGCGACCTATTACATGAGCCGCCGCCCATGCAATGACTGGAAACAAATCCAATGAAACCCACCGACACACCCCAATGCTATCTGTCCCACTCGCCGCAGGGATGGTGCCTGATTTTCAGAGAATCCCCGCTTTGCGACTACAAACGAACCGCCGCCGAGGTTTTGCAGGTTGCGCATCACTTCGGAGTCGAACCGCACAAAACGCACTATTGGAACGGCACAACAGGGGATTTTGAGCCCCGAGCCGATGCCGACCACCACCAGCCCGAGGAAGCCGCAGCCTACACCCTGCAACACTCGCCCGCAGCCCCAGCAGCCGACACCACCCGCCCCTTATTTTGAAAGGCACCCCATGACATTCACCCCAGCCGAATACATCAACGCTGGGTTTAGCTTTGAAAAAGGCAAGACCCCAGCCCAAACCCTGCGCCATATGATCGAATCTGAACACCTGGATTTTAAGATCGAAGCCCGCCGCCTGATTGAACAGGGACGGACTGAGGCCCGACTATCGGAACCCCAAAACCAATAGAAAAAATTCATTAGACAGGCAGCAACACAGCCCCGATACTGCCTGACAGGTTAACCCCTAACCTACCTGATACCATCCGAACAATCAACGAAAGGCAAATCATGAGTGAATATCAATTAAATGGATACGCAAACCGCAGGGAATACCTTGAAAGCCTTTGCGAAGAGTACCCAAAGGACATTGTTTTTATGCTTGCTGACCTACTGGGATCATCCGAAGATTTTGATGGCCTAGTAACAAGCTTAGAGGATTACGCCGTAGATATGTGAAGGACTTTTCAAGCCCTGTGTGCAGGGTTTGGGAGGCAATTTCGCCTAAACAGAGGAACACCATGAACACCACGATTAGAAAATCATCCTATGGAACTTGGATGGCAGAAACCATGACCCCGCTAGCCGATAACCTGCACATCTGCCTGACCACCATGAAACGGCATGATGGAAACATTACCACCACCGCCAAGGTCGGCAAACGAGATGGCATTTTCTTTGTCTATGAACCATTCAAAGATTTCAGCCAGCAGGTGATTGAATCATCCGCACGATGCACCAAGCCCGCAGTCGAACGGCAGCACACCGCAGCCCTTGCCATGCTGGACGGCATCCGAACTGCAGCCCTTGCCCACCACAACTAAGGAAAACATCATGCAAAAAACAGAACTCGACCTCTCCCACTTCACAGGTTCGGATAAATTTTATAGGTGGTCGCCCCTGACCCGATCAGTTTTGACCGATGGCACCCAATATGTAGCCGAAACCGCTGGGGCTTTTTGGTTATTTGATGCCATCGATTCACATCTGACCACTCAGGGACTAAATGAAAACACCGAATTTGTGTGCGCCAAACTGAAAAAAGTGAGTGGTGCAGACGATGCCGAACTGACGCTAAGCGATGGCAATGGCACGATCTGGATGACCCAATACATCCCATTCACAGACTTCCCAATGGATGAATTCAAGACCTTTGCTGCTTACAACGGCATAGCTTGGACTCATATGTTGCCATTCGAATATTGAAAGGAATACATCATGCCCTCATTCCTGATACACGAGACATTCATCCGAGAGTATGAAGTCGAAGCCGCAGACATTCATGCAGCTTACGAAATAGCCGTAAACGAAAACCTCACAGACTACACCGAACA